CCTATAGTATTATAAGAACCTGTGGAGATATTATTATTATATCCACCACAAATAGTATGATGAGTACCAAAACTCGCAAAATCAGCCATATTGTCTTGACCACCACAAATAACACTATAGGATGTAGCCGCGACTTGATCGTTTGCTGATCTTGAGCGTTGCCAATCAGTAGCGTACAGACCTCTAGCATCTCCTCCATATGTTGCTTGTAATGGACTATCAGCTTTTGGCTCTATAACAATAGCACCATTAGAGTTACCATTCACATCATAAGAACTGGAAATGCCACTAATGCTACTATTATCAATCTTCAGATTGTCTACTATGAGTGATGATAATGATCCACTAATATTAACATTAACATCTTTATTGACCCATTTATTCCCATTATATGCTAGTATATTACCGGAAACTGCTGATGTAATAGTAACATCTGTTAATCCAGACAATGCTACTGATCCAATACCAATTCCAATTCCACTAGATGTGGTGGCAATAACGAAAGATATTCCTGAGCGACTCACAGCAATACCAGATCCAGCTAAAATAGTATTATTAGCTAAAGATATATTTACTCCACTAATACTTCCTCCAGTAATATTAACATTATTACTATTCTGAGTAGCTATGCTTCCTAAACCTAAATTAGTTCTAGCTCCTGATGGTGTACTGGCACCAGTCCCACCATCTGCGATAGCTAAGTCTGTTATACCGGTTATTGTGCCTCCCGATATGGTAACACCACTAGCATTTATACTACCAGTAAATGTGGTATTATTTATAGTTCCACCAGTGATGGCAACACCACTAGCGTTTTGGGTACTCATAGTGCCAAGACCCAAATTGCTTCTGGCCTGAGCAGCATTACTCGCTCCTGTTCCACCATCAGCAATGGCTAAATCAGTAATACCACTTATACTACCACCAGTAATACTAACGCTACTTTTATTTTGTGTTGCTAAATTACCCAAACCCAGATTACTTCTAGCACCACTAGCGGTACTTGAGCCTGTACCGCCATCAGCAATAGCCAAGTCTGTAATATTAGTTATTACAACACCAGTAATGCTGCCACCAGTTATGGAAACACCACTAGCATTTTGAATTGCTATGGTTCCCAAACCTAAATTACTTCTAGCACCACTAGCTGTGCTCGCTCCTGTTCCACCATCTGCTATGGCTAAATCTGTTATGCCAGTAATAGTGCCACTAGTAATAATTAAATTAACACCACTAATACTACCACCACTAATATTAACATTATTACTAAATTGACTAGCCATAGAACCAGTTTCACACATAGTATTTACAACTGTAAACACTCCACTAACAGATGATATTGATATACCTGTTCCTGCAATTACATTTTTTACAGGTATTAATCCGCTAACAGCACTAGAAAAATTAGGAATATTATTTATATTAATTAGTGTGGTAATTAATGTTGTTAAATTTGTAACGCTTACTTGTGTGGTTGCTCCACCAACATTTGTGATAATAGTACTTCCAGCAGCAACGGTTCCGCCACCATCAGGTAAACTAGTAGTAGTAGTAGTACAAGACATAATTAATCTCTTTCTATTCTATCTTCTAGTGCTTCTAGAGTTTTACCCAGAGTAGCAATTTGCACCTTTAATTCTGTCATAACCTCGGTGTTGCGTTGAAGTGCTGACGCAAAAGCTGCTTGGGTTTCTTTGTTACTAGCTAATCTTTCCATAATAAATTGACGATCCTGATTATAAGGACTCTCATTTTTAATCATTTCCAAAACCTCTGGTCTTGTGACCATTTTTTTACCAATCGTAACCCAAAAACCAACCATTGTAATTATAATCCCAATACTTGTTGTGGCAATATTTTCCCAAAAATGAATAATAGTATCACTCATATTATTAATGATCTCCTAAATAAAAGAGCCATACATACCAAGGTACGATGGCTCAATTATTAAACTATTTATATATGAATTATAATCTGAATCAGCCACCGTTCTTTGCTGGATAGTCACCATAGATCACGCCAGAACCAAGACGGTAAACAAATTCGCCTGGAATACTTCTTGTTGGATTAGCAGCTTCATCAGTAGAACCAGAATTTGTACTAACACCACTGTTATAAGCAAGGCCATCACTAATACCAGATGGAGAAACTGAGAATGTACCAGTCAATTTATTAAAATCAGCATATCTGTAAGAACGATATGTGCCAGAACGGAATTGATTAATAGACTGTGTTTGATCTGGAATATTGCTACCGCTTTGCATAATACTATTACTTGTGTTACCAAGTCTGGTTGTTACTTTAACAATAACACCACTACTATTGAAAGCAAAAGTACCAGCAGTAACTGCTTTGTTGGTATCAGAGCCGTCAGTTGGATATGTGCCAATACCAACGCCACTAACCGAGAAATTGACTGGTTGAAATTTTACAAAGAGTGAGTTATTGATTGTGGCGCCTGTTGCAATGGTGCCACGATTATTTCTTGTGCTTGTGCTTGTTACAGCTGTGGTGCCATCAGCTTGTTTGGCATAGTTGGTTATATTATTAGAAGAAGTGGCCATTTTTTAATTGCTCCATAATTTAAGTAATGGGTTATTTGATCAGTTATTCATACACCATTATTCTTCGGGATGGCTCAAATTAAATTTAACATAGTTGATAAGACTGTGTATGGATGTGGTACGAAAGCCGAATAGGCCAGATTTTTTAATAGTATCAAAATGTTTGTCCAACCAAATATTGCCACTGCATATGATGTTCAGATCCTTAGAGTTCTGATGCAGAAAAACCGAGGCCAGTATGTTATCTGCTAAATTATCTAAAAAATATCCACTAGATGGAAAAACACATCTCATATTATGATTTTCAAATATTTCACACAGTTTTTTTAAGCATGAGTGGTCGAACATTCTGTATTCTAGGATATATCTAATTTTAGTATTATTTTCGATAGATAAATCTATGGTATTTTTCACATCTTCTCTAATTTTATCATATTTTCTATTGGTGGCTAAATTTTGTGGCATAACTATATCAATAGTATTTGCTCCCATTTTGATGGCCTGATCCATAGCAAAAACCCGTGTTTTTAAATCGGAAATGCCTAGTGGATAATCAATCAAACAAGATATGTCTATATTTTTATAGTCAGAAAGTAGAGATTTTGCTGCACGAATAAGATAGAAGGGTAAGGTAATACTATTAACACAATTTAGTGATAAGATTTGTTTTATCTCGTCTTTAACGGATGCTTCATTAGAATCTGTATTAATAAAAGCAAAATCTATATACATGTTATTTGATCTTCTTGGTGATTGTTTTTAGATAATCAATGTTGGGATATTTTTTTGTACCAAGAATACCATCAGCAAAACCATAATCAACTGCTTCTTGAGCAGTTAATATCCAATCGCATTTATTGGCCAATTGTGACACAATATGCTTTTTAGCCATCATTCTTTTCCAATTTTTGTCTTTCGCAATACTACTATTCATACACCTTTCGGTGAAGATATCCACCATCTTATCACACTCTTGTTCATTCCATTTTATACTACTAACGGCGGCTTTACTATGTTCACCATCTAAAGTAAAAGATCCATAATGAATCATAACATTTGTATTAGGCATCAATATTCTTAAGTCTGCCGATTGTAATAATACCCCACTTGATGATTCAGCTTTCGCATAAGCTAGGATGATTACTTTTGCTTTTGATGCTTTAACAGCATCATACATACCTAAACAATCTTGCCAACTACCACCCGGTAGATGCATATGAACTAATATTGGATCTAATGATAGTAAATTTAAATATCTAAGATTCTTTTCAAAGACTACTGCGGACTTATAATCAACCCCATACTCTTCCTCACCATCTGATAAATAAGAATGTAAATAGATTTCTCTATTTTCTATATCTACATTATAATTATGAATATCATTCAAAATATTTGGATTAGCCATATTTATTTATCTAAAAAACTATATAGTTTATCGTTTATTTCTGTCATAACATCAGCGTCATTGAAACACTTACCAATAGCAATTCTAAATCTATATCTACTAAAGATATCTAAAATTTCTATTCCATTAGATTTTTCCAGTATTTCAATTATTGTTGAAGTGATATCAAAATTAGTGTGTCCTATCCAAAAATTAAATAATTTGCTTGGTGCAGTATATTCGTTGTATGGGATTAGGCCCATCGGAGATTGAATAACTTTAATAGCTTTATTAATTAACTTTGGCGAATCATTATGTATTTCAGCATCATAATCTTCATCTTCAATATTTTCATTTTCATTTTCATAATCTGTCCATTTAGTTTCATCGCCATCTAAACCAAATGGGTCGATCCATTTTTCCCAAATTATTAATGGTTTAAAATTATTCATTTAGAATTAAGAATTGCAGAAAATGCTAGTGGTGAAATATAAGGTTGCTCAATTTCATCTGATACACTCTTATGATACTCAGTTTCTGCTAAATTCCAATATAAAATTATATTTTGCTTAAATTCTTTATATTCATTAGAATGATTAGATTCTTTAATTAACACATCTAATATACTATTTTGAAATTGTCCATAATTAATGTTGTTAATCATAGTTCCAAATCTTAAACTAGCCAACTCACTTGTATCATTAATAATAATTTTCACAAATGGGTTACCATCTTTATCTAAGATAAATGATAAAATATTATCTGTTTCTATACTTTGTGATTTTTCTTGGATTTCTTGTTTTTTTACTTTTGTAAAAAATTGCAATATTGATTTAATCATTATTTTAATTTTTGTATAACTTCTAATAATAGATCATGATATTTTGTATTATTTCCAATATTAAATGGTATCCAAAAACAATTATTCATTTTTTGAGTATGACTAATAATGAATCCATAAACAGAATTAATATTATTTAATGTAGAATCTATGATATCAGAATGTAGTTTAATAAATTGTGGAAAAAACTCTACCTCATCTGCTTGTGGAAGATATTCTTTTAATAAATTATCAAAAGCTTGTTGAGAATTAGACAACACTGAATTATCTACAGCTATGTTGGGAAACACTAAATTTTCTTTTTCATTAGATAATATATAAACACTATTATTTTTAGTGTTCATACTAATTATGACACAATAAAGATTTATATTATACATTATTACTCCTAATAATATCTAAAGCTTTATTTAAGCCTTGTCTTACAGCCTCTCTCGTTATACCATATTTTTTACCAATTTTATCAAATGTATAATCTTCAAAATAATATAGTTTGATATAATCTTTTTGTCTTGTTGTTAAACAATCGGACTCAAGCATAGCGTCTATAAGATTTTTTAAACATTTCTTTTCTTCATTCTTAATAGCTATTTGTTCTGGACTCAACATCTTATTATCTTCAGTATAATTGTGTGCGGAAAGTGAATCATCAGATTCAGACATGTAGTCTAATGAATATACATTATTATATTTTTTAGACTTTTTAGACCTTTTGGACACATGTGTTTGAATAGCCCATAGAGCACATTGATTTCTATATGAATATCTGGTTTTCTTTGTTCCCTTATCATTTTGATAATTTTCATCCCATCTCCAATCAGCCATCATAATAGCATTAGCAACCGAGGCTATGGCATCTTCATCTTTTAACATTTTAGAAGATAATCCATTATAAATTTGATTAGCGAACTTTGATATAGCTTTTTTGGCTAGTAAAACATAAGTTTGTAAACTATCGAACTTAATATCACTATGATCTTTATAAGATATTTTTTGGTTACCAACACCATTTAATTGTAATAACATTTAATTATGATCCTTTATTAGAAATTCCTTTGGTATATTCCTATTAACTACATCGTTAACAAGATTTCTTACATCAGCCCTAAGTCGTTCTCTCTGAGATTCTGTATATCCAAAACTTAGATAATCAGAACCATCGATAGTAAAATCCGCATAGTATTTTGAGATTATTTTATCCAAATCTTCTGTACAAATATCCATCAAATAGGGTTTTGGTTGTAAGAAAGAAATCAATTTTTGTATTGAAACAATGGTAATATCGTTTCTATCATAGCTATGCTTATAAATAAGCCTTTGTTCTAGCCATGATAAAAATGTTATGAATTGTCTTTTTTCTTTGTTAATTTTTTCCATTGTTCTGGCGAAGGACGATCTTTTTCACCGATCTTTGCAGGTCTATATTTTTTGCCTTCGCGTTCCCTTTTCTTTCTTATGTTATCCCATAATCCTGCCCAAACACCCGAAAAATCATCTAAATAAGGAGCATTATCATCTTCTGTATCTTTATTTTGTGGATCCTGAGCATCTGGCACAGGATCTTTACGATAATAAAATCTGGAAGTTGGCAAGTCCTTAACTGTTAACTTATGTCGTTTTTTTTTAATATCTATTGGTTCTACTTTGGATTCACTATCCTCTATATCGGTTTCTGGCTCACTAAACATTACAAAATCATGAATGGTTCTCATGTTTTCTTCTGTTACAGCGATTTTACCCTGTAGCCACGATTCTGTCAAATTTTCTGATATAGTATTTTTTTTATTATTATCTTCTAATGCTGATAGTATATTGTTCGCGTGTGCAGCGATGGCTTTAATTGATGCCATTGACATTTCAAAATATTCATCCTTATATTCATCCATCTCTGTTTCTGAATCCATATCATCTTCTTGAGCTTGACGCATAACCACTAATTGATTTGGAGTTTTAACTAATTTTTCACCTTTATTCCATGTTGGGCCAGAATTACTAGTAGTATATCCAACTACTTGTCCCATAAAATCTGGAAGTTCGCTCACATCATCCACATAGCCTTCGCTGCCATAATGTTTGCAGAACTGATTGATATTTTTTACCATATCACCCGGTTTCAAATTAGCTAAATTTACTCGATCTAATTCAAAATAATTAGTTTCACTTGGGGTCATAAGATCGTCATCGAGATTACCAATATAAGATTTACTTTTTAGATTTTGAGCAGCAAAACTCTCATTAACAGAATTTAAAATATCATTTATACGATCCATTTTTATACCTCATCAGTTAAAGGACCACCGGTAATCCACGCATCACACGTTCTATCTCCAGCACATTTAAAATCAAATAATTCACAATAACCAAGATTGGCTAAATTTACAATTTTAGCCGCTTCATTCATATTTTCTTCGCAAATACCTTTTTCGATACATTTCATCATTTTATGTTTTACAATAAAAGCAGCACAATTAGAACATCTCATTGTTTTTGCTTCTTCAATTGATGTTTTAAATAAAGAAGCTTTTTGTTGCCAAAATTCTAGATTATCTAATTTTGGATTAGCTGGACCATAATTAGCTTTGTCTACACATATTTGACGATTAGCTAAATTTATACCAATATCTTGTGTTGCTTTGGGACATTCTGTGTTATCTTCCTGGATTTCTTCAGATACAACACGATTTGAATATTCTGATAAAAGCTTATCTATACTTTTAGTATTTGACATAATTTGCTCCTTACCACGCTTTGCATGACCAGTAACGTGCTTTCCATTTTGGACCAGGATTATCGCAGTTATGTCTAGCCCTAAAACTACGTCTTCTTTCTGGAATATTCTTTTTTATTTTCATGTTTGGATCGCCAAATCTTACAATAACAACATTTCCACTCTCGTTCTTAACATAAACAGCAAATTTTTTGGGGCCACTCGGTGTTCTAAATGGTTTGTTTAGTGTTACTTTCCTTCCTTGATATTCTGATGATTCAGAATGTTCAAACGGTGGATCGATCCACAACAGATGCTCAACAGAATAGTCTTCTGATATTTCACCAGCATCTTCGTATTCTTGTGGAATTATTAAATTAGAGGCTGATAATTCTTCTACTGAACCACATGCGTCACATTCATCATACTGTATAGATAGACCTAGAATATCTAGTACTTGACTAAATATGCCTCCTTTTGTCTTTTTACCAGTTTGTCCTAAACAAATTGCAACTCTTTGTTTGTTATTTGGATAATCTTTTTTCATTGTTTCGTTACCCATACAGCGGGCAACGAATTTTTGACTATCTTCGTTTGATTTTGGCTTTGGTATTGGCATGATAACTATTATTCCTTAGTAATGTTTCTGCAATAATTGAACCTGTATTGTGCCAAGTAAATTTCTTAGCACTTTCTACTCCATTTGGATTAGACGATATACGATTATTATACACATATCTCATATAATTTACTGTTTGATCAAATTGATTTTGACCTAATTTAGCCCATGAACCTTCACCAAAGAACCATCTTTTATCATTTGCAATCTCAAGCTCATCAATTTTTACAAGATATGAATTCTTTTCAGTACAATATTCAGTATGAGCAGAATAGTCTGTGGCGATTATGGGCTTATTCATAGCCATACATTCTAAGATCTCATTATTCCAACCTTCTGCTCTAGAGATAAATACTCCACAATCACCTTGAAAAATAAATTCGGCTAAATGATATTGAGTTGGCAATCTATTAAAAACTTTAATTTTATTAGCTAATTTAGCATTATTCACTACACTCATCCATTCTTTAACTTCATTTTCGTTCAAAAATGGATTATGAGGCAATAATCTTAACTCAACATTATCAGAGTGATCAAACGCAGCATCAAATGCTTTAATTAAAACATCGTGTGATTTTCTATATTCCCATTTACCAATATGAAAAAATATATAATTGGGATTTTTCATTTTAATTCTAGGAGGAATATTAAAAATATTAAGATCTACTGCTAAAGGTGCAACATAAATCTTTTTATTTATATCATTATTTAATAATACCTTTTTGCCCCATTCTGAAGCGACAAATATATAATCACAATAATTTAAATGATGTTTTTCTCTTTCATTTAATTTATCAACTTCAAAAAATGGGAACGCATAAAAATGCCCATTCCCAATTCTATTAGCAAGATCATTTTGATGCCAAATTTTTAAACATGGAGCATCATTATCAAAAAATGCGGCATTTTTTAAAGCATTTTCAACTATGACCTTCTCTTCTTCATAATTTAGTTCCATATTATTTCCAATAGGAAATAGAGAAACATTTAATCCTAAATTAGTTAATGATTTAAAAATATTTAATGAGGTAATACCGTAACCAGTACCACCTATTGGACAATTAAGATTAAGATTTTTCATTCATATTTCCTATTATGAGTATTGTTAACTTGAATAAAGGTTGTTTTCTTACCAAAATCTTTAATTTTATTAGCACCAATATAAGTACATGAACTACGAATACCACCATAAATATCTAATAGAGTATCTTCTGCTGGTCCTTTATATGGAACAATAACAGATTTGCCTTCTGCTGTTCTATATTTTGCTACTCCATTATGATGTTTATCCATAGCGTCTTTGCTACTCATACCATAATATTTAAGTGCAATTTTGCGTTTTTCAGTGGAGGTTCCTGGATCATTAGGTTGCCACCAATTAATTTGCTTATATTTATCAATTTCTTTTGATTTTTGTTTAATTTGGCATTTATATTCATACTCCCATTCTCCTTCACATTCATCGCATCCGGCAAACATACTACCCAACATTACAAAATCACTATTGGCACCTAATGCTTTACAAACATCACCAACTACTTTACAACCTCCATCAGAACAAATATGACCACCAAGACCATGAGCAGCATCTGCACATTCCATAACAGCACTCAATTGAGGGTATCCCACGCCAGTTTTTAAACGAGTGGTACAAACACTGCCTGACCCTATACCAACCTTAACTATATCCACTTTACCATGAATTATAAGTTCTTCTGTCATTTCAGGAGTAACAACATTTCCTGCCATGATAATTACTTCTTCATATAATTTACGAATATGACTTACTGTTTTCACAAACTGTTCTGTATAACCATTTGCCACATCAATACAAATATTTGGTAGTGTTCCATTGACTTTTCTGATCTGATTAAATACTTCGGTCATTTTTTCAATATCTTTATGACCAGTCCCAACACTATAGAATATAAGATTTTTATTTACAATATTAGGATCAGTATATAAACTAATATAATTTACTGGACTATAATGTTTATGCAGGCAAGTTATAGCCTGATTTTTAGCTAAGATTTTACCCATCTCTATTGTACCAACAGTATCCATATTAGCCACCATTATTGGTGTGCATAATAGTTCTCTGGGCGAATATTTAAAAGCAAAATTTCTAGTTATACAAACCTCTGATCGACTTTTAAGAGTTGATCTTTTGGGTCTTATAAGCACATCGTCAAAATCTAGTTTAATTTCATTGATAATTTTTTGCATGATTAAATGATAAAGAGTTGGGATGGATTAAGTGATAAATTAAAATTTGGATATTTATTATATAAATTTTTATGAAAACATACATGTTCACAATCATAACCATCATAGTTGCAAGACAAGTATGGATCTGCACTATAAATACCTATGCCTCCAAAAGCGCTATTAACTTTGATTGGTTGTGATCCTATAAATGGACACCATTTTTCAAACCATGGCATTTGTTCTTGATGATCTTCCCACCAAGTATGTCTAAAAGCCCAAGAGTCATAGTTTAATATTGTTACTTTATTGAATTCATCTTTTAATAGCATATATGCTATGCCTACCATACCATCAATATTTGATGATGATATCCAGCCAAAACTATTTAATAGTCCATTAATATCTATTCCTCTAAAGTCTAAATCAATTACTATAATATAATCTAATTTATTTTGAATATTATTAATAATATAATCTTTACAAATATTTCTGTAATTTGCAAGTGCTGTTGTTCTTAACAAGGATTTAGAACTACCTGTGGGATGAGTAGCTTTTAAATTTTGTGATATTAAATAATAATTTGGTCGTTGCCAAGATTGTAATATGTTTTTTGTATTATCAGAAGAATCATTTTCAAAAATGACAATATTACAATTATTAAATAATGAACAAATTTCAGATAAATGATTTAGACTATTATGTAATACTGGTTCTATATTCCTAGCCAATCCTGTAATGCATATATTTTTATCTTGGATAAATGAGATACCCTCACCTATCTTTTGTTTATAAGAATCAATAAATTCATCATCAATAGGAAATCTCATATATCAAAAAAATACCATCTTTTATGATTATCTATATTCTCTGATAAGTTAATATAAGACAAGTAACTTTTAATCT